AATCAAACAACGCATAATCAATGCTGGTTATAAAGCAGTTGAGGAATTAATAAAGATAGCCGAGGACAAAATACTTCTAGGAACGGATGACGACTTATCTGCTGATAAACTAAAGAACGCAGCGTCAACAAAACGCTTAGCTATAGAAGACGCCTTTCAGATTCTCAATAGAATAGAACAAGAGAGAGATAAACTATCAGAAGAACCTACTAAGATAGAAGAACCTAAAATACAAGGATTTGCAGAAAAACGATCAAAATAATCTTTTTTTAATAAGAAAAGACTACGTATCCAATCCTATTATTTTAAGTAAAAATAAAGGAAAGAGTTGGAAGTATGGGTATGACGAAAAATATGATATGGTAGTAATATCTAAAGACGGTACTATTGGTCAAATAATCGAGATAAACGGACTTGTAATTGCATTACCTTCTGTTTCAGAAAAAGTATATAAAAGAGACAATAAAAAAGAAAATCAATATTGGGAACCAGCTGAATATCCAAAGGAATTAGATAAAATAAAAACTATATTTCAATGGCATACTATGCCTAAAGAGTTCAAGTCTAAATGGGTTGATTATATAGAAGGAGAGTTTGATAGACGCGAGAATGGATTTCACTTCATGAATAATGGAGTAGAGACATATATCACAGGTTCGCATTATATGTATCTTCAATGGACTAAGATTGATATTGGTTTACCAGACTTTCGTGAAGCCAATCGTATTTACTTTATATTTTGGGAAGCATGTAAAGCAGACCCTCGTTCGTTTGGACTTGTATACCTAAAGATTAGACGTTCAGGATTTTCATTTATGTCATCTTCTGAAGCGGTTAATATCGGAACTCTTGCAAAAGATGCAAGGATTGGTATTCAGTCAAAGACGGGTGGTGATGCTAAGACAATGTTTACCAATAAGGTAGTGCCTATATCTGGTAACTACCCTTTCTTTTTCAAGCCTATTACAGACGGTATGGATAAGCCTAAGACAGAACTTGCTTATCGAGTACCAGCCGCTAAGATTACTAAGAAAAATATGTATGAAGATGGTGGTGCGGAACTTAAAGGTCTTGATACTACTATTGACTGGAAGAACACCTCTGATAACAGTTATGATGGGGAGAAACTATTGTTGCTTATAGAAGACGAGTCTGGAAAATTAGAAGCTCCTAATAATATACTTAACGGATGGCGAGTTAGAAAAACTTGCTTACGATTAGGTTCTAAAGTTATTGGAAAATGCATGATGGGTTCTACTCCTAACGCATTAGCTAAAGGAGGAGGTAATTTTAAAAAGCTATACGAAGAATCAAACATAAAGACACGTAACGCTAACGGACAAACAAAGTCTGGTATGTACTCTCTTTATATTCCAATGGAATGGAACTTTGAAGGGTATATAGATAGATACGGAATGCCTGTGTTTAGAAAGCCTGAGAAACCGATTTTAGGTATTGACGGAGAAATGATAAGTGATGGTGTTATTGATTACTGGGAAAATGAAGTTGCATCTTTAAAAAACGATGCGGATGCTCTTAATGAATTTTATAGACAATTCTCAAGAACAGAGTCTCACGCATTTAGAGATGAGAGTATATCATCTATATTCAACTTAACAAAGATATATCAGCAAATAGACTATAATGACTCTTTAATACGAGATAGAATACTTACTCGTGGTTCTTTTAGTTGGTTGAATGGAGAAAAAGATACAAAGGTTGTTTGGACGCCAGACAATAGAGGGAGGTTTTTAGTTTCTTGGATACCAAATAATAGTTTGCAAAATAATGTTATTTATAAAAACGGAATGAAGCATCCAGGAAATGATCATATTGGTGCATTTGGATGTGACCCGTATGATATATCTGGAACTGTTGGAGGAGGTGGGTCTAATGGTTCATTGCATGGACTTACTAAGTTTAATATGGATGAAGCTCCAAGTAATCAATTTTTTTTAGAATACATAGCAAGACCACAAACAGCAGAGATATTTTTCGAAGAAGTATTAATGGCTTGTGTGTTTTACGGAATGCCTATTTTAGTAGAAAATAATAAACCAAGACTATTATATCACTTTAAGAACAGAGGTTATAGAGGATTTTCTATGAACAGACCAGACAAGCATTATAATACCCTTTCTAAGACAGAAAAAGAACTAGGAGGTATTCCTAACTCTTCTGAAGATGTTAAGCAGTCACACGCTGCTGCTATAGAATCTTACATTGAAAAATATGTAGGATTAGATTTAGAAGGAACGTATCGTGATTCTGACGAAATGGGTAGTATGTTCTTTACACGTACAATAATGGAATGGGCTAATTTTGATATAAACAATAGGACTAAGTTTGATGCTGCTATTAGCTCAGGATTAGCTATTATGGCTAATCAAAAGAATACGTATATAAGCCCTAAAAAAGAATCAAAAATAAAAATTACCTTTGCAAAGTATGACAATAGCGGAAAATACAGCGAAATAATAAGATAAATGAAGGACGTAAAAATAAGTACTCCACTAGTAAACTTTCCTAATCAATTTGCACCAGATAGTGTTAAAGAATCGTATGAATATGGATTGCAAATAGGGCAAAGTATTCAATATGAGTGGTTTAGAAAAGACGGTGCTAATTGTAGATTTTATAATCAATGGGCTGATTTTCATAAGCTAAGACTATATGCAAGAGGCGAACAATCTGTTGCTAAGTATAAGAGCGAAATGGCTGTTGATGGAGATTTAAGTCATCTTAACTTAGACTGGACTCCAGTTCCTATCATACCTAAATTTGTTGATATAGTTGTTAACGGAATGAATGATAGATTATTCAAAGTAAAAGCATTCTCTCAAGACGCTATGTCTGCCGATAAAAGGTCTAAGTATCAAGATATGATACAGTCAGATATGGTAGCTAAAGACTTGTTACTACAAGTTAAAGAACAATTTGGAGTAGATTCGTTTGATACTAATCCAGATGAGCTTCCTAATAACCAAGAAGAATTATCTTTATTTATGCAACTTAACTATAAGCCGTCTATTGAGATAGCTGAAGAAGAGGCTATTAATACAGTATTTGAAGATAATAAATATAATGAAATTAGAAAAAGAGTTGATAATGATATAGTTACACTTGGAGTTGGTATGGCTAAACACATGTTTTTAGCTGGTGACGGAGTAAGACTTGAGTATGTTGACCCTGCTAACGTTGTTTATAGTTATACTGAAGATCCTTATTTTAAAGATTGTTTTTATTGGGGAGAAATCAAAACAGTTCCAATAACAGAGTTAGTTAAAATAGATACAACACTTACAAACGAACAACTTGAAGAAATTTCTAAGTATAGTCAATCTTGGTATGATTATCATAATTCCTCACAGTTTTATAATAATAGTTTATTCAGTAATGATTCAGCTACGTTATTATATTTTAATTATAAAACAACTAAAAAAATCGTATATAAGAAAAAACACTTAGATAACGGTGGTTTTAAAATAATAGAAAAAGATGATACCTTTAATCCACCAGAAGAGATGATGGAAGAAGGTAGATTCGAAAAGATTGAAAAAACAATTGATGTTTGGTATGATGGCGTAATGGTTATGGGTACAAACATTATGTTAAAATGGGCGTTATCTAAAAATATGGTACGTCCTAAGTCAGCATCACAACACGCTATACCAAATTATATAGCTGTTGCTCCTAAATTATACAAAGGAAATATAGAGTCATTAGTTAAGCGAATGATACCATTTGCTGATTTAATACAAATGACGCATTTAAAATTACAACAAGTTATTGCTAAGGTAGTTCCTGACGGTGTATTTATTGATGCTGATGGTATTAACGAAGTTGATTTAGGCACTGGAGCTGCTTATACTCCAGAAGACGCATTAAGATTATATTTCCAAACAGGTAGTGTAATCGGTAGAAGTTACACTGGAGATGGTGAATTTAATAACGCAAGGATTCCAATTCAAGAACTTAATACTAATAGTGGTCAAGCTAAAATAGCTAGTTTAATAGGAAGTTATAATCATTACTTAGGTATGATTAGAGACGTAACTGGACTAAACGAAGCTCGTGATGGTTCTAGTCCAAATCCAGATGCGTTAGTTGGTGTTCAAAAATTAGCGGCATTAAATTCAAATACAGCAACAAGACATATATTAGAGTCAAGTTTATTTATAACTCGTTCATTATCAGAGGCTATATCTTATAGAGTAGCTGATATTTTAGAGTTCTCTGATTTTAGAGAGGAATTTATAATGCAGATTGGAAAATACAATGTCGGTATATTAGAAGAAATAAAAGACTTGTATATTTACGACTTTGGTATATTTATCGAAGTTGCTCCAGACGAAGAAGAGAAGGCTCAGTTAGAGGCTAATATTCAAATGGCATTATCTCGTGATTCTATTTATTTAGAAGACGCTATTGATATTAGAGAGATGCGTAATCTTAAGTTAGCTAATCAATTACTTAAGCTTAAGAGAAAGAAAAAAGAAGAGCTTGCTCAGAAAAATGCACAAGCTCAACAACAAGCACAGGCTCAAATGCAAATGCAGTCACAACAAATGGCTGCTGAAACGTCATTACAAAATATACAAGCAGAAACACAATCTAAGATGAAGGTAAAACAAGCCGAATCTGCTTATGAAATTGAGAAAATGAAGAGTGAAGCTAATCTTAAAATGCAGTTAATGCAAATGGAATTTAATCTTCAAATGCAATTAAAAGGAGTTGAAGTAGAGGCTATTAAAGGTAAAGAGACAATGAAGGAAGATGCTAAAGATAAGCGTATTAGTTTACAGAATACTCAGCAATCAAAATTAATAGAACAGCGTAAAAATAATTTACCACCTGTTAATTTTGAGTCAAATGAAGATTCGCTTGACGGATTTGATTTAGCTGAATTCGAACCAAGATAAAATAACTAACTTTGCAAAAAAATAATATATGGCAACAGTACCTAGTGGAACTAGATTTATAGGAATAGCTACAGACGTTAATTTAGTAGAAAAAAAATCAGCATTATTAAATAAAGAAACACAACCTTATACTATTAATGACTTAGTTAACACTATAGGTGTTGGGGCTCAAGGACCTCAAGGTGTGCAAGGACCAGCTGGACCGTTAGGACCAGTGGGACCAGCTGGATTAAACTGGCAAAGCGAATGGAGTTCTGAGGGAGTTTATGTAGCAGATGATGCTGTAGGATTTAACGGAGCATCTTGGTTTTGTATATTAGCTACTGGACCTTCTGAGTTTACGCCAGAAACAGATACAACTCACTGGGCTTTATTAGCTTCTCAAGGAGCTCAAGGACCTCAAGGAGTTCAAGGACCTGCTGGACCTCAAGGAGCTTCGGCTAGTCAAATTTACAAGTCTTATGTAGCTTATTTATCTTATAGTTCTGGAACTGGATTTGTAGTTGTTCCTACCGTAGTTTATAATGATTTAGGAGTAACTCCTTCTTGGTCTATTGACGTTGGAGGTAGTCCTGTATTTAATGCTACTGTTGCTAGTGTTTTTACGTTAAATAAAACAGTAATGTTTACTGACACTCAAGTAAAAGGACAATCTTCTTTTGTTAGTGCTAATAAAAATACAACCAATAACGTAATATCATTTCAACTTACAGATTCTAATGGAGATTTATTTTTCTCTCCATTCTCTGATTTGTTAGTAGAAATTAGAGTATATAACTAATGGCAAAAACAGCAGCTTGGCAACGCAAAGAAGGTAAATCAGCAACTGGTGGTTTAAATGCTAAAGGAGTTGCTTCATATAGAAAAGAAAATCCAGGTAGTAAATTAAAGATGGCAGTTACTACTCCGCCTTCTAAATTAAAACCAGGAAGTAAAGATGCAAATCGTAGAAAATCTTTTTGTGCTAGAATGTCTGGAATGCCAGGACCATTGAAGAAACCAAATGGTGAATCAACAAGAAAGAAACTTGCTTTAGATAAGTGGAATTGTTAAAAATTAAATAAATTAAATCAAATGGAAAATTTTACAGCCGTCAGAGACCTTGGTGTCGCTGAACAAAAATCAGTTCAAGAAGTTGAACAAGAGTTATTAGACAAGCATGAAGCCGCTCAACAAGAACAACAAGCGGTAGATGTACAACAAGACGTACATCAAGAGCCTATTGCTCCAAAAGAATATGATGATCAAGACGTGTTGTCTTACATCAATAGTAAATATAATAAAGAAGTAAACTCTATTGATGAGTTATTTAAAAAAGAAGAAGTAGAGGAATTACCTAGTGATGTATCTGCTTTTTATAAATATAAAAAAGAAACTGGAAGAAACATTGATGACTTTGTTAAGTTAAACAAAGATTTTAATGCTATGAATCCAGAAAGTTTGTTAGCCGAGTATTATGCTC